CGCAGCTGACGAACGAGGGCGCCCGCGCCGATGGCTCCAGCGACCTGCCATCGGTGACCCAAATCAAATACGGCGGGGCGCTGACACAGGCGGCCAGCGTGGTCATCCTGCTGCACCGCAAGGCCTACCACGCCGAGCGCAAGCCCAAGCACCTGCGCGACGATCGGGACTGGAGTGACCTCAAGTCGCGCGAGACCACGCTGATCGTGGACAAGTCCCGCGCCGGGATGCGCGAGCACATCACCGTCCTCATGGACATGCCGTCTGCGGCTGTATGGGAGCCGGCGGCATGAGTTCGGACCCGCGCTACACGCTGTTTGCCGCCCGCGCCGTCTTCGATGACAGGCTGACGGCGATGGATGTGCGGGTGCTGGCCGCGCTCGGCACGTTCACCGACCGGCAGGGATGGTGCCACCCCTCGCAAACGACGATCGCGCGCCGGCTCAAGACCAGCCGCCCGCGCGTCAACGGCGCGATCAAGGCGCTGGTCGATGCCGGGTACGTGCAAGCCGTCCAGCAAAGCAGCGAGAAAAAAGGCAGGGAAGTCAGTCTCTACAGAGTGCTTATGGACATCAGCGCGCCGGACGCCGTTGAGGCGGTGGCGCAAGAACAAGTGGCTGATGTTGTACTGCTACCCCCTGTACCACTGGCTGACAGGGGGGATGTCAGCGGGCGGGACACCCCCTGTACCGCCGGTGGTACACCCCCTGTACCGCCGGCTGACATAGAACTAACCCCATTAGAACATTCCCAGAGAAAGAGGCGCGCGAGCGCGCGCTTGTCGCCGGCTTGGCAGCCGAGGGCTGAAGAAATCGAGTTCGGCATCGCCGGCGGACTCTCCCGTGCCGAGGTCGGCGCTGCTGGCGACCACATGCGCGACTGGGCAGCGGCCAACGCCAAGTCGAAGGCCGACTGGGACCTGACCTTCCGAAACTGGCTGCGCACCACGATCAGCGACGCCAAGCGCGGCAAGCGACCGGTGGTGGCGACCGCGTTCAACCGCGAGGCCGCGCTGAAGGTCTATCGCGAGCACGGATACTGGAACCCGGCCCTCGGGCCTGCGCCTGAGCTTTTTTCCCAAGCCAAGGAGCGACCCAATGAACGCTGAGCAAGCGTCGTCCGAACGCGTGCGCCTGTGGCGCGAGCTCAAACCGCTGCTCGTGCGCAGCCTGGGCTACGAGGGCGCAGCCGAGTGGATGCACTTCGCGGGCAACCAGCTTGGCATCGAAGCGCGGCGCAAGGCGCAGCCGATCGAAGTGTTTCCTGCGGTGGTCGGCCAATGACCGCCACCCGAAAGCGACACAAGTTCGGCGCGGTCAAGACGATCGTGGATGGCATCACGTTCGACAGCAAGGCCGAGGCGAAGCGCTACAGCGAGTTGCGTCTGCTGGAGAAGCGCGGGCTGATCCGCGATTTGGAAATGCAGGTGCGTTACGACTTTGCCGTGAACGGCGTGAAGATCGGCTTCTACAAAGCGGATTTCCGCTATGTCGAAAACGGCTCGCGCGTTGTCGAGGACGTGAAGGGCTATCGCACGGACGTGTTCGCCATAAAGGCAAAGCTGATGAAGGCTTGCCACGGCGTCGATGTGCGCGAGATCGGCAAGAGAGCCGCCCGATGACCAGCGCCGCACTTTCGCAAAAAATGCGGCGCCTGTGGGCCGATCCCGAGTGGGCGCGTCGCCAACGTGAGCGCATCGCCGATGGATCGCAGCGGCGCAAGATCAGCCGCATCCCACACGGAACGCCGCGATCGGGGGCAATTCAGGTCACCACGCGCATCGACGCTGACGACTTCGCGGCTTTGCAAAAGCTAGTCGCGGGCCAGCGCATATCGATGGCCGAGCTGATCCGCACGTACATCCAATGGGGCCTAGACGAAGAGGGGCTATCACGATGACCAACACCACAGCGCTGCTGCGTAAGATCGCCGATCAGCAGGAGGCCGAGCGGCAGGAGCAGTGGGCCGAGCGCAAGGCCGCCAACACCACCGGCCGCGTGCGCAAGAACCCCAAGTGGGCGCTCGATCACCTGCTGGCCACAGGCCAGATCACCGCGCTCCAGTACGACGCAGGCAAGCGCTACGCCTCAGCGCTCGAGCGCTCGCTGCCGGGCTCGGCGGGCGATCTGAACAAGGTGGACAATTCGCTGGCCGATCCCCACGCCCGCATCTGGGACGCCTGCGTATGCGCCGGCACAGTGCGCGCAGCCCGCCTGTGGGTGCTGCGCTCCCAACACGCCAGCCGTACGCGCATGGACACGCTGGCCAAGCTGTTCGCATACCCGCACCCGACGATGCCGATGATGCGGACGCTGGAGAGCGGGTGCGAGCTTTCGTACGCGGTGGCCGTGTCGCGCATCACTGGCTTGCTGGATTTGCTGGACGCGTATTTCGAGAGCGCGGACGCTTCGCTGGGTCAGCGACGTGCGAGTTGACAGTTCCCCAAAACTGCGCGAGATTCACCACAATGCGATTTCGCGCGCCCAGGGAGACCTGCGGCGCGCTTTCTGTTTCAGGCGGACGAGCCGCGACGGGCTTACAACCCCTCCCCCAAATTGAGCCCTGAGTCCGTCCCGCCGTCCGCCTGATCCCTATCGGCGCCCTGCAACGCACGTTTCGGCCCCCGTCCGGCGTGCGGGGCTTCATTTCACCCAGCAGGGCGCCGAGCTACCTGGAGCACGCACATGAACGAAGCCGACAACTACGGGCGCGATAACGCGCGCGGCACGCGTTTCGGCCCGCGATGACGCTGATCCTGTTCATCCTGGGCATCATCGCCGCGATCTTCGGTTACGGCGGCCTGCCCACAGGGCGCACGCCCGAGTTCATCGCGCAGTGCGCGTTTTTCGTCCTGCTGGTGCTGTTTGTCGCCAGCTGTTTCCGAGACCTGACCACGAGAAGGAGCTTCTGATGGCCCGCAACTGGGAGGACGCTTTGCTCTCGGATTGGTACGCGAATGAGCCGCAAACGAGCGCACAGGAGAACCGCCTGACCGCGCTCCAGCTTGCGATCCAGATGGGGCTGCAGGGCGATGCCGCGATCAACGCGGCCCGCAGCATCCAAGAATATCTATGGCCCAAGGAGACCCGCATGGCCCGCAACAACCCCAAGAAAATCCGCACCAAGGCCGCCAAGAAGGCAGCAAAGACCGTGGCCAAGAAGGCCGCGAAGCCGCGTGCGCGCTGAGGGCTGGGGCTAAATGCCCGTCCCGAGCTATCACCCGCTGAGCCCGCGCGCTGCGTTCTGGCTGATGATGGTGCGTGGCCTCGCGCTGTTCGCGCTCATGCTCTACGCGGGCTACCTGTGGCTCGGCTCAGGGATGCCGCCCCATGGCTGACCCCAAGCGCACCCTCAAGCTGGTCGAGGCGGACGAAGACTACGTGCCCCCGACCAGCCTGGACGCGCTACAGCCCCAAGAGCGCGCCACAGCGCTGCGCAACACAGCCGTGGCCCAAGCCATCAAGGAAGGCCGCCGCCGTCAGCGCACCGAGACAGAGCGCGCAATGGGCGGCTGGGCTGTGGAGCAGCTCAAAGCCAAGAAGCTGAACGAAGACGCGCACGCCGCAGAGCTGGACCGCCTCAAGAGCGACCACATCGCCAACCTGAAGGACGCCAAGGCGCACGGACGCTGGCAAGGCCTGGCCGTAGGCGCGTGCCTCGCAGCCTTCCTGGCGATCGTCGCAGGCTATGGCGTGTGGTGGCTGCAGTCAGACCTGCGCGCCCAGCTCGTGGCCCAGCAGCGCACGCTGGAGCCGCACGAGACATGGCAGCCGCCGACGACGCGGCCCATGGGGCAGTTTCAGTAATGCCCGCTTTGAATAACCCTCGTCACGAGCGCTTCGCCCAAGAGCTGGCGCAAGGGAAAAGCGGGGTCGAAGCCTACACGCGCGCTGGCTACGACGGCAAAGATGCGGCCATGCGCGCAAACGCATCACGGCTGCTAACAAATGATAGCATCGTCGCTCGCGTTGCTGAATTGCAACACCATGGTGCTGCGTTTGCAGCACTCACAATCGAAGAGCTGATCTCCAAGGGCCGTGAGATCGTGGACAAAGCGGTTGCGGCGGAAGACTTCAGCGCAGCCTCAGCCACGCTGGAGCGTGTCGCCAAGATCGGCGGCCTGTGGGTTGATCGCAGCGAAGGCCAGCAGGTTGTGCGCACAGTGAGCGCAGAGCCCATGTCAGCGGAGCAATGGCAGCAGCAGCACGCCGCGCCGCAGCCGTTGAACTAGCCTGGGCGCCACAGCCTGGACCGCAGGCGGCGTTCGTAAACTGTCCGCTGAACGATGTGGTCTATGGCGGCGCTAGAGGCGGTGGCAAGACGGACGCAGCCCTAGGCGATTGGGCCATCCACGCAGAGCGCTACGGTGCGGAAGCGAAGGGCCTGGTGGTCCGGCGCACACGCAAGGCGCTTGAGAGCACGATCAGCCGAGCGCGCCAAATCTACCGCGGCATGGCGCAGTGGCAGGAGAGCAAGAGCCGTTTCGTCTGGCGCAACGGCGCGATCGTCTCGATGAACTACCTAGAGCGAGACGACGACGCCGATCAGTACCAAGGCCACGACTACACACGGGTGTACGTGGAAGAGCTGACGCAGTTCGCCAGTCCGAGCCCGATCGACAAGCTTAGGGCGACGCTGAGAAGCGGAACGGGCGTGCCGACAGGGTTCAGGGCGACCTGCAATCCAGGCGGCGCCGGCCATAGCTGGGTCAAAGAGCGCTATATCGATCACGGCCCTTGGGTGGTGACGCGCCATGAGTTTGAGTGCCCGTTCACAGGCCGTAAGATCGAGACGCGCCGCGTCTTCATCCCGGCCAAGCTGAGCGACAATCCGGCGCTCCTGGACAACGACCCGACGTACGTGGCGCAGCTCTACCAATCGGGCTCGCCGCAGCTGGTGCGCGCGTGGCTTGAAGGCGACTGGGACATTATCGAGGGCGCGTTCTTCCCGGAGTGGAGCGCAGCCAAGCACGTCATCCAGCCGTTTCAGATTCCGGCGCATTGGACTCGCATACGAGGCTTCGACTGGGGCTCATCGCGGCCGTTCAGCGTGGGCTGGTGGGCCGTGGCGAGCGACACGACTATACGCCCCGAAGGGCTGATCCCGCGCGGTGCGTTGATCCGCTACCGGGAATGGTACGGCTCTTCGCAGCCTAACGTGGGCCTGAAGCTGACAGCAGAGCAGGTGGCCGATGGGATCAAGGAGCGAGAGCCAAAAGGCGAGGCGATCACGTTCAGCGTGGCCGACCCTGCGATCTTTGCGGAGAATGGCGGGCCGTCTTTGGCCGAGCGCATGGGCGCACGCGGTGTTCACTGGACGCCAGGCGACAACAAGCGCGTCGCCCAAGTGGGCGCAATTGGCGGATGGGATCAGGTTCGTGGACGGCTCGTCGGATTAGACGGGCGGCCCATGCTTTACAGCTTCAGCACATGCACGGCGCTCAACAGGACGCTGCCGGCGCTGCAGCACGACAGTTTGAGACCGGAAGACGTGGACAGCGATGGCGAGGACCACGCGCCGGACGAGTGCCGTTACGTGTGCATGTCGCGGCCGTGGACGGCGCCGGCGCCAAGCAAGCCGAAACGGCGGGACATGTGGGACGATGGAGAGCGTGAGGACGTGAATTGGCGTACGGCGTAACGGACGCGGCGGAGACCTCGCCTGATCAGGTGAGCCCCGACAAAGCCGAGCACGACCGCGTTCTGCGCCAGCTGTGCGGCTGGTTCGAGGAGAGCGAGCAGTCGAGCCAGACGAGCCGCGAGAAGGCCGAACGCGACCGCGACTATTACGACGGCAAGCAGTGGACTGAGGACGAGGCCAAGGAGCTGCGCAAGCGCGGCCAGCCTGTCATCGCGCTGAACGTGATCAAGAGCCGGGTGAACTATCACCTGGGCATGGAGAAGAAGCAGCGCCGCGACCCGAAGGCGTTTGGCCGCGGGCCGCAGGATCAGGAAGCCGCGGACGTGGCGACCGAGGCGCTACGCTACGCCTTGGACCGCACGGACTATCATTCCGAGCGCTCCAAGGTGTGGGAGAACATCAAGATCGAAGGCTGCGGCGCGCTGGAGTGCTCGCTGGTCGATCGCCAGGACGGCAACAAGGACGTGAAGTGGCTGGCGATAGCCTGGGACCGCTTCTTCGCCGACCCGCACAGCGCCCGCGCTGACTTCACCGACGCGCGCTACCTCGGGCAAGTGAAGTGGATGGACGAGGCCGAGCTGCTGGACGAGTACCCGGATGGCGGGGCAGCGCTTGAGGCGGCCCTGAACGAGCCGGCCGATGGCGGGCTAGGCCTGGGCAGCACGTACGAAGACCGGCCGCGCTGGCAGATGTGGGCCGATCCCAAGCGCAAGCGCGTGCGGGTGGTGCAGATTTGGTACAAGGAGCGCAATCAGTGGCTCTGGGCTGAGTTCTGCAAGGGCGGCATCCTGAGTGCAGGGCCGAGCCCGTATCAGGACGACCAGGGCGACAGCCTGTGCGGCATCATCGCCGAGAGCTGCTACATCGACCGCGAGAACAACCGCTACGGCGAGGTCCGCGATCTGGTGGACCCGCAGGACGAGGTGAACAAGCGCCGCTCCAAGGCGCTGCACGCGGTCAACACGAACTTGGTGATCACCGAGAACGGCGCTGTGCCGGACGGCGACATCGAGAAGACGCGGCGCGAAGCCAACCGGCCGGACGGCTTGATCGTCGTCAACAAGGGCTTCCGCTTCGAGGTGGACCGCAACACCGAGATGGCGCAGGGCCAGGCGTTGCTGCTGCAACAGGCGCAAGCGCACATCATGTCCACCGGCCCGAACGCGGCGCTGCTGGGCAAGGGCACTGAAGACCAGAGCGGGCGCGCCATCCAGGCGCAGCAGCAGGGCGGCCTGATCGAGCTGGGCGACGGCCTCGATGTGCTGCGCCGGCTGGATCATCGCGTGTTCAAGGCGACGTGGTTTGCGATCCGCCAATACTGGACCGCGCCGATGTGGGTGCGGGTGACTGAAGATCCCGAAGCGCCGACGTTCGTGGGCCTCAATCAGATGCAGATGGACCCGATGACGGGCCAGCCGCAGATTATGAACCAGCTCGCGTACTGCGACGTGGACATTATGATCGAGGACGCGCCGGACGTGCCGACGCTGGAGGGCGAGAGCTTCGCGGCTGTCATGGACGTGCTGAAATCGGGCGCACCGCCGCCAGTGATGAAGTTCATCGCCGAGATGCATCCGGGCTTGCGGTCGAGTGTGAAGCGCAAGCTGGGCAACCTCGTGGACGAGATGATGCAGCAGGCGCAAGCGGCGCAGCAGGCGCAGGCGGCTGTGGAGCAGGCCAAGGTGCAGGGCGATCTGGCGGCCAAGGACGCCAAGGCCAAGACGGACCAGGAACGCCTGAACCTGGATGCGCTCAAGGCGGGCACAGACACGGCCCACAAGTTCGCGCAGCACCAAGAGAGTGTGCGCCAAGCAGATCAGCAGGCCCAGCAGCCGGAAGGCGCGGCCGCTTAAGGTTCGCCCCGTCAGCAGGCGCAAATGCTGACCCGTACGCTTCCCGGTCGGGAGCGCTCACGTAACGCCCACGACACGGGCGGCCCCCAGAGCACTTTGGGGGCATCGCGGACTCACCGGCGACACGGGTGAAGAGGAGCAGACATTGGCAGAGGACGAAAAACCCGGTGCGGGCAGCGAGCCCACGCCGTTAGCCGAGATCATCGACCAGAAGCCGGTCATTGCCGACTACACGGACGATCAGAGCCGCGAAGCCGAGCACCGAGAGGTGCGCGAGCAAGCGGAGCCGCGTCAGAAGAAGGCAAAGACTGAGCCGAAGGCGGCCCCAGACGACCAGGAAAAACGTTTTCGCGGCCTGCTGAACGAAACGCTCTCCGAGCGTGAGAAGCGGCAGGAAGTGGAGCGCGAGCGCGACCGCTACAAGTCGCAAGTCGAGGACTACCAGCGAAAGCTGGCGGCCGAGGCTGCGAACGACCCGGCGCCCGACAAGTTCAAAGACCCCGTTGCCCACGACCAGTGGCTGGAACGGCAAATGGACCGTCGAGCGCAGGCCATCGCAGCTAAGCAAATCGGACCGATGCGCGAGCAGCTCACCGAATATGCCCTCGGCATGTCGGAGTTGCGCGCCAAGAACGCATTGGGTGAACGCTACAAGCCCTTTGAGGACTGGCTGTTGAAACAGCCGGACGACCTCAAAGACCGCTTCATGGCGCAGCCCGATCCGTACGCGGCGGCCTTTCAGCATTATCGCGCGGCCACGACGTTCGAGCGCTTGGGACAAGACGATCTCGACACGTACGAGAAGAAGCTCTTCGCGAAATGGGAAGCCGAGCAGAAGGCCAAGCAGGCCGGACGCCCTGACCCGTACGCGCAGGCTGCCCCCTCGGACGAAGACGAAGACCCTCAGCCAGTGAGCGCGACTCCTCGCTCATTTGCCGCTTCCCGCAGCACCACGCCCAGAGACGACGTTGGCCGGTTCACTGGCCCGCGTCCGCTCGGCGTCATCCTGCAGGACAAACCCAAACACAAGCGACCGCGCTGACCGCATTGCGGCAGCGCTCGGAGTCATAACCAATGGCCGATACACGCGCCGCATCAGGTTTGACGCCCCAGCAATGGGACGCAGACTATTTCGAGGAATACATCAGCGGAATTCAGCTCTTCTCGTCGCTCATGGGCACGGGGCCGAATTCCATCATCCAAGTGAAGGAGCAGATCGGCAAGGGCACGGGCGACACGCTCCACTTTGCCCTGGTCAACCGGCTCACCAACGCCGCCACGGTCGATTCCGACATCCTGGAAGGCAACGAAGAGGACATGTCGTCCCGTTCGTTTGCGCTGCAGGTTCACAAGTACAGAAACGCCGTCCGCGTGGCTGAGATGGAGGAGATCAAGTCCGCCATCGACCTGCGCAACGCCGGCAAAGACGTGCTGATGACCTGGAGCCAGGAGCACACGCGCGACCGCTACATCCGCGCCCTGGAGAGCATCAATGGCGTCGCATACGCGTCGGCCACTGAGGCGCAAAAGGACGCATGGCTGGTGGACAACGCCGACCGCGTTCAGTGCGGCGCCGTGCGGTCCAACACGTCGTCTCTCGATCACTCCACCTCGCTCGCCAACATCGACAACACTGCCGACAAGCTGACGCCGGCGGCGCTGTCGTTGATGAAGCGGCTCGCTCTGAAGAAGCGCACGGACGGTGCGCCGAAGGTCCGGCCGGTGAAGGATAGCGGCAACGGCAAGCGCTACTACACGGTGCTGGCCCACCCGCTGTGCTTCCGCGACCTCAAGCTGGACAGCACGATGACCCAGGCCCAGCGCGAAGTGATGCTGGAAATGGAGAACTCCCGCCTGTTCGACGGCGGCGATCTCTACTGGGACGGCATGATCATCAAAGAGCTGGACGACGCCAACACGCTTACGGGTGTGGGCGCCGGCGGCATTGATGTTGGCCGTGTGCAGTTGCTCGGCGCCCAGGCGTTGGCGACTGCCTTTGGCAAGCGCTGGCGCACGAAGACCAAGGAGTTCGACTACGGCGACAAGTACGGCATCGCCGTGGATGCGGTCTACGAGTGCGGCAAGATGCAGTTCGGCAAAGCGACCGATAGCGACACCGGCGACACGGTGGATCACGGCATCGTCACCGGCTACTTCGCCGCTGTTGCCGACGCATAAGGAGGGCGAGCAATGGCATTTCCCACAATCGACAGCGCAGCCCTCGTTGACACGGGCGAAATCCCGTCAGGCCAGGGTTTTCAAAGCCTGCAGAACATCCACCTGGAGAAGTCGATCACCACGGCGATGTTGGCGGCGGGCTACATCACCGCGCTTGCGCTCATGCCGGCGAATACGCGCTACAGCAGCTTGCTGTACGCCAAAGCCACCGACATGGACACGAACGGCGCGCCAGCGCTGACGCTCAATCTCGGCATCGTCGGCATCGGCTCCACGGCATACGACGACGTGGACGCCTTTCTGGCGGTGTCAACGATCGGCCAGGCGGGAACGAGTTCGAGCACGATGCTGTATGCGGGTTTGGGTCTTCTGATCCCGATCCCGCACTACATCACGCTTGGATGCGGCACGGCGGCGGCCACCGCGGCGGCGGGCACCTTTACGTGCGGCATCGCCGCTGTTCTGGGCACGACGTACTGATGCGTTACCGCTTCATCGGCGATCCAGCCGAGCGGGCGGAGGGCCGGGAGATCACTCCCGGCCCGTGGCTCGACATGCCGGAAGACGCAAGTCTCGCGGGCAAGATCATGGGCAACGGCCACTATGAGGTAGAAGGCGTTGCGCCGGCAAAGCCGAAGCCGGTGCGCCGAAAGGTCGAGCCGAAGGCAATCAAAATCGAGACGGACGGCTGGGACGATGACGAGGATGGCGCGCCATGAGCGACAATTACCCGCCGAGCAATGAAACGCGCTCCTCGCCCGGCTTCGTGGCGATCACACCGCATAACAGCACCAACATCGCATCCCCCGTGCGCGGCATTTACGTGGGCGTGGGCGGCGACGTGGTGGTGGTCGGGCTCGATGGTGCGGCGGTGACGTTCAAGAACGTGCCGACCGGCGCTGTGCTGCCCGTGCAGGCGATCCGCGTGAATTCCACGAGCACGACGGCCACCGATATGGTCGGCCTCTACTGACACATGCAGATCGGGCTCGGGCTGAACATCCCGCTGGCGCCGCAGTACGGCGGCACGGTGGGCGCGGGCACGGGCACAGAGAACTTTCTGCTGAACGAAGACCTGACGCCGCTCCTGATGGAGACGGGCGCTGAAATCCTGCTGGAGAGCTGAGACATGTCATCGAAAATAAGCGCGCTGAGCGCTGCGAGCGCGCTGAACGGGACGGAGACGTTCCCGCTGGTGCAGTCGAGCACGACCAAGAAGGGCCTGATCAGCGCGATTGCGACGTATCTGGCGGGCATCACGGCGTGGCTGCCGTTCAGCAAGCTCACGGGCTCGATCTCCATCGCGCAGATGGGGGCGTCGGGGTATGCGTCCGGCTCGGTCGTCATCGCTGCCCTGAGCGTCAACTTCAACTCGGCCAATACCGACACGTCTATTGCGATTACGCTGCCGACCGGGTTCACACGCTACATTCTTGCTGGCGCGCGCATTTCCGGCGCATCGGCGTCGCTCACCACAGCGACGTGCTCGCTGTGGACGGCGGCTGGCGGCACGGGCACGGCTATTGTCGCAAGTGGAACGGCAATCACCGTGTCAACGGCCTCGGAAAACACAGCAAACAACACTCAAAATCTCACGCCCGCCACTGGCATTACGCTCAATCTCGGCACGCTCTATTTCCGAGTGCAGACGGCGCAAGGCTCGGCGGCCACTGCGAACGTGACCCTGATTCTGCAGCCGCTTCCGTAATCAGGACGCGCACGCTAATGTCGGCGCATGATCGATCGCTCCCTGACCGAAGCCGAAGTGCAGTTCTTGTGGCGCGCGTTCATCCTCGGCGCCATTTCGCGCAAAGACTTGAGATCGCACAACGAGGCGGCAGCGGTCGCGCTTGTTGGGAAGGGCCTCGCGATTGCGAAGGGCGAGGAGTACGTGCTGCTGCCTGCAGGGCGGGACGAGGTGCACGACCGTCAGAAGGAAATCCTGTTCCTTCGCGGCGGTGCGCCAGAGGAAGACTGGCCCTAACTGACCGGCGCCTCACCGCGTGAGCACCGGCTACTATAGACAGGACGCCGACGCCCGCGACTGGGGCGTGGTGGCCGACAACCTCGCGGCAGCCGAGGTGGACGAAAACGGCGGCGGCGATCTGGTGGTCCCGCCGGGCGCCATCCGCTGCGAAGAGCCGGTGGACATCAAGTACGACCGGGTACGCCTGCGCGGCGCTGGCCGCAACGCCTGGAGCGACGGCGGCGAGATATGGACGCCAGGGACGATGCTGGTGCGCCACTTCGACGGCGACGAGCCGCTGGTGAAAATCCGCTCTCCCTACGGGGCGGGCAACGGCAAGAAGCGGGGCGCGGCCCTCACAGGCATCGTGCTGCACGCCAACGAACTGGGCGACACGGCGCTGGTGATTGACTCGGTGTCTCAGATCGAGGTCAGCGCCTACATCACCGGCGCGCTGGCGGCGGCCGTGGTGGTCAAGTGCGGCGTGACCGGCGAAGACTTGGCCGAAGCGGCAGACGTGCAGGATAGCCTACTCGATCTGTTCGTTCGGGCCATCGCCACGGCGCAGCAGAACGCCCATTGCGTGGTGCTGGAGGGCACGGAGACATCGAACTTCTCCGGCAACCGCGACATGAAGGGCCTGCGGCTCACCTGCCAGCACGCCAACGGGCGGGCGCTGTGGGCCAAGAGCGCCGACCTGAACGACATTTACGTGCGCGCCAAGCGCATTGACGGCGGCACGGGCGAGATGATCCGCGCTGGCGGGCGCACAGCTGCGGTCCCGACCGGGTGTGAGAACAACCGCTTCGTGGCGAGCGGCCATGGTGCGATCTACGCCGAGGGCACAACGGATCCAGGCGTCACCGCCGGTGTAGTGAACTGGATCAATCCCAACGCGGGCAACGGCACACCGGAGCCAACGCACGGGCCGGGCTCGTACTGGGTCAAGGACGACGAAGCGGGCGCCATGGAAGGCATGGGCCTAATCGGCGCCGTGTTTGCCGACAGCAAGGCTGCGTTCCTGGCTCAGCGCGGCCTGCGCACGCTGGAGACGGCGCGGATTTACAACGGCTCGTGCGCGCACACGATCCTGGTGGACCCCGCCGGCAACGAGTGGGCGGTGCGCCTGAACGAAGCGGGCGATCTGGAGACGCTACGGATCGCGGGCGCAGGCAAGCTGAGCTTGCCCCATGTAGGCTGCATCCGCATGGGCGGCGTGGATCTGGAAACCGACGCGCAAGGCTACGTGCGCACGGTGACGCCGCTCTATTTCATCGACCTCGACGGCGCGTCGGGGAGCCTGCTCATGGAGGACGATCAGAACTTGCTGCTGGAGGCTGCGTGACCATCAACATCCGGGCGCTGGAGCGCGGCGGCTACTCGACCTATGGCCGTTCGTTCGTGGACCCGCGCCGCAACGTGGTGATGCTGCAAGGCGAGGCGGGCGAGGTGGTTGACCTGTCCGTCACGTTCCCGTCCGAGATCGCATCGGTGACCAAGACCTTGGTCGGCCTCGACGCGACGGACGCTGAGATCGACGGCTCTGGCTTCACGGCGCGGGTGAACGGCATCCAGCCGGGCGGGTCGCTTTATTACGACGTGACGCTTGCGACGGGCGCCATCCAACGGCTGCGGCTGGAGATGAGCGCCACGCTGGGCGGCGGCTTCGACTACGGCTCGGCAGTGCTCGCCGAGACCGAAGAGGCGCTGATCCTAGAGCCATGAGCAAGACCAACGCTGAACTGCGCGATCGGGTCGCCGAAGACCTGGGCGTGAAGGGTCAGGACATCGAGCTCTCCGACGAGCAAGCGCAAAAGCTGGAAGGCCGCATCTCCTCGACCTGGGCGCACTTCACGGAGAAGGGCCTGTTCTGGTGGCCGGACGGGACGATCCCCGACAGCGTGTTCGACGGCTTGGCGAAGGTCATGTGCGCCCGCGCCTGTGCGTCGGTGCGCAAGCAGGGCCAAGGATTTGAGAGCCTGGAGATGCCGGGATTGGCAGAGATCGCCGCGGTGAAGCCGCCCGCGCTGATCGAAACGCTGAAGACGCTCTACTACTGATGCCGCGCACGATTGATGAAATCCTAGCGGCAAAGCAACGCCTACAGCGCAACCGGTCCTACGCGCGTCCTGGGCCATATGTGACGCGCTTGAAGCCGGACCAAGAAGCGGCGTTTCAGCAATGGGTGCAGGAAAATCAAGTGCCGTTCGATCCGGCGGATCAAACACCCGACTACGACATGCGAGGGTACTTCGCGGCGATGCAGGCGGGAGATGAAGAGGCGCAGCAAGCGGGCAACATGCACTTCCCAGATCGCTGGAAGACGCCTTTCCATGAGAGCTTCTCGAACGAGTCCATGTACGCGACACGCGGCGCGCCGCGCTGGGTGAACGGCGCATTGGTCGATAAGACCGGCCGCGTGATCTTTCGAGACCGCTGATGCCGCGCACACCGATTCAGCTGGTCGCGGGCGAGGCGAAGGCCGCATCGGCGTTCGTGTCGTCCCGCACGCTGGAGAACTGCTTCCTGGAGGCAGCGCTTGGCCAGCCAGCGCTTTACGGCGGGCCGGGCCTGGCGGCGTTCAAGACGCTGGCCACCGGCCCCGTGCGCGGGTTTCTGGACTTCAACGATGTGCTGCTCGTGGTGGGCGGCAATCGCCTCTACACGATCACCGAAGCGGGCACGGTCACGGACGTTGGCCAGATTACGGGATCGGGCGACACGCCGATGGCGAGCAATGGCCTTCAGGCCATGATCGTGTCGGAAGACCCCGACCGCAGCTACATCTGGGACGGCGCCACGCTGAGCGAGATCACCGATGACGGCTTCTTTGCCGCCTCGTCGGTGGCTTTCCTCGACCAGTATTTCATCACCTCCATCAAAGGCACGGGCCGCTTCCAGATCAGCGCGCTGGCCGACGGCACAAGCTGGAGCGCGCTCGATATCGCCACAGCGGAGAGCCTGCCGGACAATTTGGAGCGGGTGTTTGTCGATAACCGCGACCTGCTGCTGGCGGGCGCCAAGTCGATCGAGGGCCAGTACAACTCGGGCGATGCAGACTTTCCGTTCGCCCGCTCAACGCTGTTCTTTCAGATCGGCGTGGCGGGGCGTGACTGCATGGCGTCGGTGGACAACTCGCTGGCGTTCCTGGCCGATGACGGCACATGCCGCATCGTGCGTGGCGGGACGCCGCTCGTAATCTCGACGCCAGCCATCGCCAACACGATAGCGGGCTGGAGCGATCCAGGGGCGGCGCGGGCGTTTCCCTTCGCCTTCCGAAATCACCAGTTCTGGGCGCTGCGCCACGACGATGGCTGCGTGATCTGGGACGCCTCGGCGCCGGGCGAGGACGCCTGGCATGTGCGTAAGTCGTACGGCTCGCAGACGTGGCTGGCGACGCACGCGGTGACGATCTGGAACGAGGTCATCTTCGGCGATGCGACCGGCAAGCTCTACACCATGGACGCAGAGACGCACACGGAAGCGGGAACCTCGCTCGTGCGCAGCATCACCACAGCGCCGCTGGGGCCGGGCGTGCCGTTCACGCTGAACGAGATTGAGTTGCTGATCGAGCCGGGCGTGGGCGTGCCGACAGGCCAGGGCTCAGACCCGAAAGTGTGGATGGAATTGTCCCGCAATGGCGGCAAGACGTTTGGCGCACGCATGACGCGCGGCATCGGCGCGCGCGGCGAGACGGAAAAGCGGATCATCTGGGGCGGCGGCTTTGGCCAGTTTCGCCCTGAAGGCGGGGTGGTGCGCTTCGGCATCTCCGACCCGACCGCGTTTGTGATCAAGGGCGCGCAGGCCGACTACACGGCGGACGCGGCGTGAGCACGACCGTCCTACCACGGCCGCCGCGCAACCCGGACTTTCGCTATCAGCAAGACGTGGAGCGCTGGACGCGGGAGCTGCAAACTTATCTGGAGCGGTCGCTGGCGGTGCTGGTTGAGAACGCTGCGGGCCTCACCGGCAAGCAAGACCTCGACACGACACTGACGGCGCTGGCCGCGCTGAATTCCTCGACAGGGCTGGTGGAGCAAACCGGCGCCGACACGTTCACCAAGCGCGCGCTGGGCGTGGGCGCCGCCACCAGCGTCCCGACCCGAGCCGACGCCGACGCACGCTATGACGCGGCAGGCGCGGCGGCCGCGCGCGTGGCGGGACCTGTGAGCGCCACCGACAACGCTGTGGCGCGGTTCGACGGCGCGGGCGGCGGCACGATCCAGAACAGCGCCGTGACCATTGACGACAACGGCGTTCTGGCCGGCCACCGGATCGGCGCCTGGACATCGAACGCGGACGCGGCGGTGAACGGCTACGTGACCGTTACCAGCAACGACGGCACGACCAGAAAGATCGCGACCATCGCATGATCCGCGAAGAGCGCGATCCGGCCTTTTGGGAGCGGATTGCACGCCATCCGGCCTGCGCAGAGTCGCTGGCGGGCGTGGACCCGCGCGAGTTCGCCGAGATGGCGGTGACGCACATGTTGCCGCTGGCCGCCACGCACGGAGGCTTTTTGTTCGTGCCCTGCGCTGGATGGGCGCGCGTGGTGGAGTTGCACACGCTGTTTACGCCGGAAGGCTGGGGCCGAGAGGCCGCCCGCGCCGGCAAGGAAGCGCTGGGCGTGGTGTTCGACAGATACGACTTGGTGGTGACGTACGAGCAGGTGGGCGCATGGCGCACCCAGCCGCCGCGCTCGTTCGGGTTCAAGGTTTGCGGAGAAGAGTTCGAGATGCACGGACATAAGTGGCGCACCTGGGAAGTCTCGAAAGAGCAGTGGCGCGCAAGCGCGTCCTACCAGCGCCAAGCGAGCGCCCGCTAATGCCTGTTGTCGCCGCGGTCGCCGTCGTCGCCGGCGCGGCGATCTCGGCTTCGTCCTCCTCAAGCGCTGCGGGCCGTGCGGCACGCACGCAAGCCAACGCGGCGCGGAGTGCAGCGCAGATCCAGGCGCAGCAGGCCGATCGCGCGCTGGAGCTGCAGCGCCAGCAATACGAAGACCAGCGCGCCATTTATGCGCCGTCGGCGGCCCTGGGCGCTTCGGCGCGGGCGCGGCAAGCCATCATGGCGGGCATCGACCCGACCCAAGCGCGCGACTTCTACGCCAACGAGACGAAGGCGCTCTACGGCACGCCGGGCAGCGATCCGGGGCTGGACGGCTACACCGCCAACAGTTGGATGACCACCGACCCCGGCTACGCGTTCCGGCGCGATCAGGGAAATCAGGCCATCGAGCGATCGGCCGCAGCGCGCGGGCGGGTGTTCTCAGGCGCCACCGGCATGGAGCTGGCGCGCTACGGCCAGGACTACGCGTCCAACGAGTTTATGAACGCCTTCAACCGGCTCGGCGCCATTTCTGGAAGCGGCGACACGGCGACCTCGAACATCGGCAACGCCAGCAACGCCTACACCAACAACGCAACGGGCACGCTCCAGTACTCCGGCAACGCGCAGGCCAACGGCATCCTCGGCGCGGCCAATGCGCGGGCGTCCGGTTACGCCGCGCAGGGTCAGGCGTGGGCGGGCTTTGGCAACGATATCGCGGGCCTTGCAGGCTACGGCTACGGCAACGGCTGGTTCGGGAAGGGCTGATGAGCGGCGTTTGGGATTCATTCGCGCAGGGTTTGGAAATCGGCACGGCCATGCGCGCGCGCCGAGAGCAACGCCAGCGCACCGCAGATTACGGGCACGCTTTCCAGGAAGGCGGCTGGAGCGGCGTGGCGCAAACCGCAGGCGCGCAGGGCGACCTGCAAACAGCGGACGCCGCGCAGGGCAACGATGCGCAGCAACAGCAAGGCGTGCTCCAGCATGCACAGCGCACGGCGGCCGTGCTGTCGAACGTGGCCACGTCGCTGCAAAGCCTGCCTTACGATCAGCGCCGCCAGCGCATTGAGCAAATGGCGCCGATGCTGGCGCAGATGGGCATTCCGCAAGACCAGATCGCGGGCTTCGATCCGACGGACGAAAACCTCGCCAACGTGCGCGCGCTCGACGGCCATTTCTCGCAGTACCAAGACATTCGCACGGGGCAGAACGGCGAAATCCTGGGCGTGTTGCCGAACGGGCAGGTGCAGGTGCTGCACCAGCCCGAGCCGCAATGGCAGACGAACGGGACCACGCCGTATCGCGTGACGCCGGACGGCGAGGTGCAAACCGGCCAAGGCGAAATCCCGCATGTGCCGTCCGCCGTGCAGGGCGTGACGCTCTCGCCCGAGGCGCAAGACTTCGTGGCGCAGCAATATCTGAGCGGGCAAGACATCCCGACCGGGATTTCACGCGGGCGCAACATTGGTCCGGTGATCGAGCGCGCAACACAGATGGCCGGCGAGCGGCATATGTCGCCGCAGGATGTTGGCGTGAACCGCGCGGCGTATCAGTCGGCGCGCGGTGCGTGGCAGCAGATGCAGCGCACACGCTCCATGGTGGCGTCCTTTGAAACCACCGCCCTGCAAAACTTGCAGATCGCGGAGGAGTATTCGGGCCGCGTTGATCGCACCGGACTTCCGGTGCTCAACCGCTGGATTCAGGGCGGCCAGCGGGAGCTTGCGGGCGACCCAGACGTGGCGGCGTTCCACACGGCCGTGAACACGTTCGTGATGGAGTACGCAAAGATTATGAGCGGTGCGACCGGCTCGGCCGGCGCCACAGAAGGCGCGCGCACGGAAGCCATGACGCTTCTCAGCACGGCGCACACACCCGCACAGTTCCGAGCCATCGTGGGCGTGATGCGCCGAGACATGCACAACCGGGCGCTGGGCTTTGAGCGCGAAGAGCAACAGCTGCGCGAGCAGATGCGCTCAATGGACGGCCAAGACGGGCCGCACGGCGACAATCACGCGCGGATGGGTGGGCGCCCGATGGTGGGAAGCGACCCAGCGGGTGGTGGCGCTCCTAGCGACATCGAGACGATGACGCCGGAGCAGCTGGACGAGCTGGAACGTCAGTTGACGGAACAAGGCCAGCAGTAACGTGAGCGACACTGGCTACACGCTCGAAGAAATTCGAGCGGAGCGCGAACGGCGTGCGCGCGCAACACGCTTGCAAGCTGGCGCGACTGGACAGCCGATCACGCTGGAAGCGATCCGCCGAGAACGCGCGCGTCGCGCGTCGCAGCAGACACAACAGGCGCCGCAAACGCAGCAGCGGCCCGTGGGCGCCGGCGCAGACGTGGCGCTTTCTGCGCTCCAGGGCGCGCAGAACATCCCCGGCATCATCGCGGGCATCCCCGGCGACATTGGCCGCCTGTGGGACG